TACACTATAAAAACGGAAACTATACTATTATGCTCGACCTTGATACGGGCACAAAAATTCGTTATAACAATGAGGATAATCTTACGCCAGAGTTCCCAGAGTCGATGGATATTCTTATCTCAAAGTGCTGCAATAAACAATGTCCGATGTGCCATGAGCGTTGTTCGCCAGAAGGCAAACATGCAGACATCATGCATTCTAAATTCATTGAAAATCTTCATCCGTATACCGAAATTGCGCTTAATGGCAATGAACCGCTTCATCCAGATTTGATTCCATTTCTTAATAAATGCAAATCTCTCAAACTCGTTCCATCTCTTACTGTCCATCAAGATACATTTATGAACAATACCGATTTACTTAAAAAACTTTACGACGAAAAACTGATTTATGGTTTAGGTGTGTCTCTTGGTGATATTTCCAATATTGATACATGTAATGATTTTGTTTGGAAACTAAAGGAATTTCCTAATGCTGTCCTCCATGTTATTAATGGTATGGTAAAGGTTGATGATTTATGGTTCCTCGCCTCGATGGGGTTTAAGATTCTTATTCTTGGATATAAGAAATTTGGGCGCGGTATTGGATTCTATGGAAACTGCAATCATGAGATTGAATATTATAAGAAAAAGCTATATGATGCTCTCCCTGAAATAATCGATGAGAAATGGTTTGAAGTTGTCAGCTTCGACAACCTAGCTATCGAGCAACTTGATGTGAAACGACTGATGACAGAAGATGAATGGAACAAATTTTATATGGGAGATGACGGGGCGCATACGTTTTATGTAGATTTGGTGAATAATAAATTTGCTAAGAGCAGTACGTCTACTAAGCGGTATGATTTGATGGATGATATTAAACCTATGTTTGATGTTGTACATAACGAAAAATAAATTATGTAGAAAGCTTGAAGATTTAATGCGGATTTTGTATAGTTGATATTGTATGTATAAAAGCGGTACATACCGGGTATAATAATATACCCGGTATGTACCGCTTGGCGCATACTAATTAACAAGGTTATATATCTAAAGGTACAAGGAGATGATGCTATGAAAACTATTGTAAAACGCAATGGTCAGAAGGAAAACTTTGACAAAAACAAAATTGTCAATGCAATCAAGAAAGCGTTTCTTGAAGCAGATGGTGTAGTAGATGAAAAATCTGCTGCTATTGCTGATAAGATTGCTTTTGAAATTGAAAGTAGCGGCAATGACAATATGAACGTCGAAGATATTCAAGATGCCGTTGTCCATAAGCTTATGGCTACTTCTCGCAAAGATGTCGCCGCCCTATATGTGGAGTATAGGTATCGTCGCAAACTTGTTCGTGAATCAAATACAACAGATAAAACAATCTTGGAGTTACTTAGTGGCGATAGCGAATATTGGAACAGCGAGAATTCAAATAAAAACGCTAAGCTTGTAACGACTCAGAGAGATTATATGGCGGGCATTGTAAGCGAAGATATTTCAAAACGATTCTTACTTCCAAGTGATATTATCCATGCACATGAAGAGGGTATCATTCATTTCCATGATATTGATTATTTTGGACAAAACGCCCTACATAATTGTGACCTAATTAATCTTGAAGATATGCTTCAAAATGGCACTGTTATTTCCAATGTCATGATTGAAAAACCTCATAGTTTTTCTACCGCTTGTAATATCGCTACGCAAATTATTGCGCAGGTAGCCAGTTCTCAATATGGAGGCCAGACAATTTCATTAAGTCATCTTGCTCCATTTGTTGATGTAAGCCGTCAAAAGATTAAAAAAGATGTGCTTGATGAATTTATTAATTTTATCGGACATGAACCTGAAACAGATACAGAACAAGATGAATACAGCAAAATTGTTGAAAGTCGTGTACGTGAAGAAATTAAACGTGGAGTACAAACTATTCAATATCAAGTTGTTACTCTTATGACAACAAATGGGCAAGCACCATTTTTATCTGTAAATATGTATCTCAACGAAGTTGAAGATGGGCAAACCAAAGATGACCTTGCAATGATTATTGAAGAGGTTCTTCTTCAGCGCTATCAAGGCGTTAAGAATGAAAAGGGAGTATGGGTTACTCCTGCATTCCCTAAGCTTTTGTATGTTCTCGAAGAAGATAATACGTATGAAGGTAGTAAATATTTTTATCTGACTCAGCTTGCCGCAAAGTGTTCTGTTAAGCGTCTTGTTCCTGACTATATTTCAGAAAAGAAAATGAAGGAATATAAACTTTCTAAGGGCGAAACAGAAGGAAATGGTGATTGTTATCCATGCATAAACTAACCTGTGCCTATTGACAGCAATGTCAATAGAAAACCTGCTTAAACGGAGAAAGTCTCATATGAGATAACTTACCGTGCTAAATTACGCAAGAAAACAGTATCCTTTTTTTAGTAGAAGGGTACAGTATATGAAAGAATATGATGGTTTTTTAGTTGATGATGATATGACAATTTATAGTAAAAGAAGCAGTAGAAAACTTACACCATCAAAAGGAAGTGACGGGTATATGCAAGTCCAATATCGAGATGATAATGGACGTTCACATCATAATAGAGTTCATGTTATTTATGCCCATTGTTTTATACCTAATCCAAACAACTATAAATACGTTAATCATATTGATAGTGATAAGCTGAATAACTCATTAAACAATCTAGAATGGTGTACCAATTCTTACAATGTTCAACACGGATGGAACAGTGGCAATAGAACACATAAAAATAACACTGCCTTATCTGTGAGCCTTAATGGTAAATTTATTGGTGCATATAAATCTATTCGTGAATGTGGAAGAGAACTACATTTAGACAGACATAAAATAGCTCGTGTATTGAAGGGCGAGCTTCCAAAGGATTATTTAGGATATTTGTTTTCTTACGTATAAAAGCCTAACGACTAGTCGAAAGACGTAGGCCGCAAGCGATTGGCGGTCGAAATGGCAGGACACCCAAGAGGTGTGTGATATAGTCTAATCTGCATGGTGACATGCAGCAGTTCATAAGAGAACGGGCAAAGTAGTAGCGCACTTTGTTGAATATAATGGGGATGTAGAAGTTTCCTTACGCCAGACCGCTCTGGTAATGGATATGACAATGTAGCTAAAGCAAAAAATTGGAATGGTAAGCCTAAATATTATGGTCGCTTTAACCAAGGCGTAGTTACAATTAATCTACCAGATATTGCGTTATCTTCTGGCGGTGATTTCGATAAGTTCTGGGAGCTATTTGAAGAACGTACAGAACTTTGTCATAAGGCACTACGATATCGTCATAAGCGACTTCTTGGAACTCCATCAGATGTTGCACCGATTTTATGGCAACATGGCGCTTTAGCACGTCTTGAAAAGGGAGAGGTAATCGATAAACTTCTTTACGGTGGTTATTCAACAATTTCACTCGGATATGCTGGCCTTTATGAGTGTGTTAAATATATGACGGGTCATAGCCATACTGATAGTGATATTGGTGAGAAGTTTGGTCTTGAAGTGATGCAGGCTCTAAACAATAAGTGTAACCAATGGAAAGCAGAAGAAGATATTGATTATTCTTTATACGGTTCTCCTATTGAATCTACTACTTACAAATTTGCTAAATGTCTAAAGAAGCGGTTTGGTGTAATTGAAGGAATTACGGATAAGGATTACATCACAAACAGTTACCATTAACTTTAATAGTGGCTTAATGCAGTAATGCATTTAAGAAAACCATGTGAACCACATCTGTGGGTGTCGTATATGTTATATACGGCTAACGGTTCAGAAACAAGAAATTGTATTATGAGTAAGGGAATCTAAGTCTTTTAAAGATAAGATAATACCGTGCTAAGATTTATGACAAAATATTTATATATCACTTTTAATTGATTGTGAGGGGAGGAGAAATGAGTGAAGTAATTGGCAGACCGAAAAAATATATTATAAATATTGGAGATATATATGATGATTATATGTGCATAGATATCGTAAAAGATGAGAAGAACTACACTAGATATGTTATGCAGTGTCAAAAGTGTGGGAAAATCAAATATATGTTAGGTCCAACGGTAGCACATTACAAAGGTACGAAACATAAAAGCTGCGGAAAAGGGCTTGGCTTAACATATGATAAAGCATTTTATAATAGATGGCAAAGCATGAGAGCAAGAACTTCTCCGAAATTTTGGAACCACGAGAACTATTGTGATAGAGGAATAAATAGCGATGCATTTGACAGCTTTATTGATTTTTATAATGCTATGTATGATTCGTGGTTGAAGCACGTTGAAGAATACGGAGAGTCAAATACCTCATTAGAGCGCATTGATGTCGATGGAAATTATACTCCTGATAATTGCTGTTGGATATGTTTGCCAGAACAAAAGGGGAACCAGCAAAAAACAGTGTATTTTAAAGTTACCGACAGTCAAACAGGAGATATTGAATATCATAAAGATGCTTTAGCGTATGCAAAAGAAAACGATATACCCGGCTCATATATACACGAATTAATTAGCAAAGAAAGAACATATCGAGGTAAAACATATCAAAGAATATCAAAGCAGGAATATAAAGATTGTATATAATTTTGTCATAAATAAAGTGTAACGACTATCGAAAGCATATTATAGAAGAAACATCTATAAAAACAAGCGAGTAGAGTAGACCAACAAGGTCGAAGTGCATGGGTTCTATATGGCGGCAATAGTTATATTAGTCATATAGAATATGAGATAGTCTATTCCCAATAATAAATATCAGGAAACTGAGGGTATAAAAGGTACATGTAACCGAAGAAATTAACGCTTTTGATAAACTTGCATTGGAAGCAAAATTCCAGAAACTTTCTCCGGGGGGTGCGATTTCATATTGCGAGGTTCCAAATCTATCAGACAATGTTGATGCTGCTCTCCAGATTATTCAATTCATTTATGAGAATATCATGTATGCTGAGCTTAATAGTAAGAGTGATTATTGCATGGTGTGTGGATATGATAAAGAGATTCAAATTGTAGAGGATGAGAATACTGGCAAGCTGGTATGGGAATGCCCGAACTGTGGAAATCGTGACCAAAACAAGATGAGTGTTGCACGACGTACTTGCGGTTATATTGGAACTAATTTTTGGAATGAAGGCAGAACTCAAGAAATTAAAGAAAGGGTTTTGCACGTAGATGACAAACCATATATTGAATAAGGAGTGATACATAAATGAGATATGCTTTAATGAGAGAAATGGATATCTCTAACGGAACACATATAGGAGTATCGCTTTTTGTTCAAGGATGTCCGTTTCATTGCAAAGGATGTTTCAATCAAGAAACATGGGATTTTAATGGTGGCAACGAATGGACACAAGAAACGAAAGAAAAATTTCTTAAATTAGCTAATAAACCGTATATTAAACGTATTACTATTCTTGGTGGCGAACCATTAGCCAAAGATAACCTTCCAGAAATTGTAGAACTTATGAAGGAAATCAAATTAACCTATCCAGCGAAAGATATCTGGGTATATACTGGTTACGAATTCTCTGCGGTTCAGCGACTCAGCCCAAAAGTTCTACAGTATGCAGATGTCATTGTAGATGGGAGATACATTGAAGACCTAAAAGATATCACTTTAAAATTCAGAGGCTCATCAAATCAGAACATCTGGATGAAGCAAGATGGTGAATGGGTAAACACAACAAGCAATTAGAAGCGTCATGAACGAATATGAAGTAATACGAATCAGTGCGTATTTTCATGATAAAATTTCATGCAATATCGTACCATGTAACGTTAATGATATTATCAAAACATCCCATAACGGAAAGAAATATCATGATGTTTACTATACTATCCATGCTAATTTCTTAGATGATGCAATCACAATGCTTTGTAAAGAGTTTGATGATGATAGGCTTGAATTCGTAATCATGAAGTCTAATATGACTGATATTAAATATCGTATTGAAATCTATGATTATTGGCGCGAATAAAGGAGTGTGAGCATGTTATTCTATGTGGGTCGTTCGTCGTTATTTGATGACAAAGTATGTCCATGTAAAAATGTAAAACTTACTAAAGTTTATTTTGACCAATATAAATTTTGGACTTATTGGATTCTAGAAGCAGATAATCTTGATGATGCACTAAACATCCTTATGTCAGAATCACCATATGGTCAATTCTATCTTTTCAAACGTGGATACGAAGAAGACAAAATAGGTGATGATATTGTAGAGTGGTATATTGAAATCGATGACGATACGCTCAATTATGACGATGATGATGATTAACAATTAACGTTATATACAATATGGCGCACCCTAACTAAATATGTAGGAAATATGAATACGCAAAATCACAAAATATAACAGGGTGCGCCATTGTATAATTAAACCAGCAACTAAAAACAAAGGTACAGAAAGGTGTAAAAGTATGAAGACAGAAATGAAGCACAAGGCTGATGACGATGATATGTTTTTTCATCAAGTAGATAATGATACGTATATGACTAAGCTACTGGCACGACAGACTAGTCCTCGATTCGAGATTGTTTCATTTGAACAGTTTAAGAATGACTGGCTAAATGCCTTCGAGGGACTATGGAATGAGGATAACGAAAACGATATGAATGATATCTACAATTGCCTTACTTTTCCTCGTCGTTCCACCAAGCACAGTGCCGGTTATGATTTCAAGTCTCCGATTAATTTCAAGCTTAAACCCGGTGAGTCAATCATGATTCCAACTGGCATCCGTTCTTATATGCCGAGCGATATGGTTCTTATGATTTTCCCTCGCAGTGGTCTTGGCACCAAATATCAGCTACATCCGGCAAATCTTACGTGCGTAATCGATAGTGATTACTTTTATGCAGACAATGAGGGACACATCCTTATCAAGATGGTAAATGATGGTGATAAGACGGTGACTATCAATCAGGGTCAGGCATTTGTTCAGGGTATCTTTACTCAATATTTCACTACGTATGATGACAATGCAGATGGTGTTCGTACCGGCGGCATGGGGTCTACCGATAAGAAGTAAATATGAATTAAATGTGGAGATAGGGGCGGTACAAAACTATCGCCCCTACTTATTATATAATACTGTTATGGAGCATATATGAATGAACCAGAATATTGGAAAGAAGAAAAATATGTTGTGGTAACAGATGATTGGTATCCATGTTATGAGGGAAATAAAATTCTGCTTTTTATTTCCTTAACATATAATCCAGAATTTCCTTCTTACAACTTTGTAAGAATCGCAGCATGGGGGGCAGATGATTTTTATCTTGCAGTAGACTACCATAATGATTCCAAAATCGCATTGGAATTAATGTATCTCACATGGGCAAAGCATATATTTGATGAAGCCCATGATGGAATCAATCGACAATGGTTCTTAGATAGAGGGCTAGAAATAGGTGTTTGATATGGAAGACTCTTGGGAGCGTATAGCAAAAGATTTATTCAAGATGATTTATTGGGGAACATACTCATGGGGTTTCGGTGTTTTGATTGTCAAAAATTCAAATGCCGGTAATATGTTCATCGACATCATGAAAAGAATGAAGATGATGGGAACAGATGAATCATTTTTATCAGATATCAAATCAGAATATAATTCTTTGATGAACAAGGGGAACGAAGATGACATGGTATATTAATTCTGCAAATAATTACAATGACAATTGGGATATCAGAGAAGAATTCGATACAAAGGAAGAGGCTATCGAATACGGTATTCAGGAATATAAAGATTATCTTGCAGGAATCTCAACAGAACTATTTGACAACGATTATAATTACCCAGACCCTCCATCTAGTTGTTTTGAAGTTGGCGAAGGAAAACCATTTGTACCATATGTTGATTCTGATTGGATTATCGAGCAAGTAGTAGAACAGGCAAGTTGGCAATGCGGCGAGATTGGCGATGATTGGCTTCGTTGGGATACCATTACAAAAGAACAGCTAGAAGAGCTACAAAACAATATGCAAAATGTATTTGATGAATGGCTGAAGAAATACAACCTAGAACCAACGTTTTATAACGTTATCCACATTGAAGAGATTGATGCAAGGGATTATGTGTAATGTTTATTTATGAAGCATACAAGCCAGAACATATAGAATACATTAAGACGTTTCCTATGCGAAAAAATATTGGAGGTATATTTACAGATAGATGGGAAACATATAATCCCATTCATAAAATTAATGTTTCTGAAAAAGTTATGAAGAGATTTTCAAATGAAACAGAATGTCTTAAGTATTGTGTACAAAATGGGTGCCAGTATCGAGTGATAGAAGTAGAATAATGGAACGATATCTTTTAAATAACTATAAAGGTAAATATAGAGTGCTTGCTGAATTGTGTATAGACACCAATGATTTCCCACGTGATTCAGAAGGTAATATCGATGACGGATGCGCTCTATACATTCCCTGCAAATACAACGGTAAAATCTACGCCTATGGACGTGACGGTAAGTACATGCAGCTTTGCGCCTATATTCCATCTCGTACTCGCGGACGCAACATTAAGAAGCAAATGGATAAAGACAAGATTCCTTATCATCATTACGACGAGACGGATGAAGAGGTGACATTTAGATTCCCGTCAACAGAAATCGATGCTGTTGCAAAACTCATGGGAGCCAAAGTGTCAGGTGCGAATATCAGCCCGTTTTCGACTCGCAATTTACCAAAAACCAAAGTTGAAATACCAACGGACAAAATGCAAGAATACAAAGATATTACATCTCGTTTAAACCATAACGACATGTTAGTCATTAAGAACATTAATAAGTCATTTATGGATGAAATTCTTGCAAAGAAGCTCCGTCCCAAGGGGTCACGTAAGCCATATGATTATAAATCAGACCAGAAAAAGCTTGGTCTATCACGAGACATTAAAGGGTATATCTATACCAAGGAGATGTTCAATGACTATATTTCTTATCTAGATAAGAAGGTAACAGAATATCTAAACAATCAATAGAAAGGAAACATTATGTACACTATCGCAATGCTAGAAGCCCGCAAGAACCGTCTGCTCCGCAATGGCAAGAATTCTGAGGGTCAGGGTGTTCTTCGTAAGATTGAGCGCGAAATCAGGAAGCTGAAAAATGCTTAATATTCGCAAGGAGAACATATGAATGTAAAATATAGCTATGGAAATAATAATAGCAATAATAATATAGAATTTAACTTTTGGGGATTTTTTTGTGGACTTCTCACAGTCGCATTTATCGTTTTGAAGTTAACGGGTTTTATCGATTGGAGCTGGTTATGGGTTCTTGCTCCAATTTGGATTCCTGTAGCATTCTATCTAATCCTTTTTCTTGTCATTCTTGCTATTGTTATGGTGTGTAAATTGTTTAACAAATAAAGATATATATTAAAGGAGATGGATACATGATTAAATTTGAAAATACTGAAGTCATGGGATGGGAACACGCCATTCGTGGAATGAGGAATCCTTTGAATAGCTGGGAGAAAAGTGATAGTGAATGGGAATGTACAGACTATAGCCCTTTACAAGAATTAGACCTTTATGATTACAGAATTGGTTCCAATGACCTCGACCTTATGAAGCGTCTTCGCAATGCTGGTGCCGACCACCGTAAGTTCATGCGCATGATTACAGTATATGTAGATATTGCTGCGCCACTGTATTGGTAAATTCTTTCTGCCAATGAAACACTTTTCCTGCTTATCAACAGGGGTCACGTTTTGTGGCTAACGGGGAACCGCCCATTGGAATCCCGTGGGAAACATCTTAGTAATCTAGTTATTTCATGGGCTAATAGTTATGACGCTATTGTGGCAAATGACGCTTTGAAAACGGAATATTGTAAGAAATATAATATAGATTTAAAAATAATAACCTATAAAGATAATTATGATATCAACGATTTGTTAGATTACTAAATACTAGATTACTAAGATGAACCTGTAGAGACTATCCCCTATGCCTTACGGGCGGGGGAGTAGGGTTGCTATTGATACGCAGCAGGGTTTTAGGAAACGAATCCCTTGAAAACCGAAATGGTGTCCTATTGTTATAACAATAGTAAAAGATAGTCCATTAATGGGAAGGAATTCGATACGTACAAAGTCGGTACGGTTGCGAATTCGTGTAGCACTATGCACAAAATCTCGGCGAAAGAATTCACTCTAGATGATTTTTCTCATGAACATCTTCAATCGGATTCTCTTGCGGTACTTGAAAATGTTATTTATACATTAAATTTACATCGTACTTGGTTCAACGAAAAGCATCTTGATAATCCTAAAGTTGATTGGTGGCAAATGATTCAGCTTCTACCATCTTCATATAATCAGAAGCGCACGGTAATGCTGAACTATGAGGTTCTTGCTAATATGTATAAATCTCGTAAAAACCATAAGCTTGATGAGTGGCGAGAGCTATGCAAGTGGATTGAATCGCTACCATATTCTGAACTTATTACAGGAACAAAGGAAAATTCCGATGACTAATACATTGCTAGATTATATCTCGTTGCCATGTGTTTTTTGTATACATGAAAACGTATGTAAGAACAAGGATTTCGCAATAAAGTTCTTTACTGAATTAAATAAAGTAAGCAGATGGGACTATCCGCATTTATCATTTGATTGGCCTGATGATATTAAACTATCTATTACGTGTAAATATATTGATTAAAAGGTGATGACAAGTGACAAAAGTTGAAATCTTGCAAAACACAGACAACGACATCAATATGTTCAGACCCGTTCGAGAGGTAAAAGTAGAAGACCCTGTGAATCATCCAAGTTATTATGCAGATGGTAAAATCGAGGTTATTGATTACATCGAAGATAAGAAGCTTGACTATCATCTTGGAACTGCTGTGAAGTATATCTCTCGTGCCGGTAAGAAACATGAGCGGGGCATGACAGATAAGGAAAAGGAAATCCAAGACTTACAAAAGGCCGTGTGGTTCATCAATCGCAAGATTGAGTTGTTAAAGAATGAAGATTAAGATGAACGAAAATATCAGACAGACTATTGCAAGAATTATTTTGGCAATGTTTGCCGGATTGTTCATGATAGTGATAATCGTTGGTTTTCCAATTATATTAATTATTGCAATACCGTTTT